ACTAGGCGAGTCGCTTACGGAGTCGGCACTAGTGAGGCCACTGCTGGTGAAATCGTTATTGTTGCCTGAGAAGTCTTCGCCTAAGTCAGAGCTGTCAGCACCTGTGATGTAAAAGCCATTAGTACCATACGAACCAGAGTATTTTATAGGCACCCACTGGCCGGTGGTGGAGTTGGTTTCGCCGAAGTTAGTTGGCGCTAGTGCTTGACCATCAACCATATTAATCTCTGCCATGTAGCCGTCAAATTCTACAGGCGTGTTGCTGGCATCTGCACCAATCCTTGTTCTTTGACCATTTGCATTTATCAATGCCGCTACATTTGGGACGCCTGAGGTGCTATCAAGTTCTAGCCTCTCACCGTTTAGATACATAATCATAGTATCGTTTGCGGTTGCATTTGCAGCGTCGAAAACAAATACGATATGATACCAAGATGATGGATCACGTAGTTTTGCTATTGATCTTGTTTGATCAAAACCTCCGCTGTAAATATCAAACTTCAAAGCGTCGTTATTAGAACCGTCGCCAGTAGCAGCACCAGCAGTAAACATAAAATCACAACGACCTGCACTAGTGCCGGACCCACCACTCAATAAAGCAGTGTTTGTTCCACCAGTGATAGCGCCACGTTTTATCCAAACAGAATAGGTAAATTTTTTGCCATCAGTAGGAGCAGAGGCTACATCTCTATATAGATATGCTGCATCGTCGTCATTAAACCGGATCGACTGATCTATTTCATAACCAGTAGGCTGACCACCAGCACCAGCAAGAAGGTTGTTACTAAACACCACTACTCTTTATCCTAACTATAAGCTTGAGTCATTACTGCTTGAATATTTTCAGCAGTATCATCAGAAGAAACAGATACAACAATATAGTCTAACCTATCCACTGCATTATCAGCCGTTGATAGTGTTGGCGCTGTACCACCAATAAAGTTAAAACATGCATTATAAGATAGTGTACCAGAGCCGCCATCCTGCATTAGTAGAATGCTGCCAACCTGTCCTACTCTTGCATTAGTTGGTCTTGCTAATGTATGTGCAGCAGTAACAGAGGTAAAGAAGTTCTGTGCTATACCAAAGTTAAGAGATACAGATGTTACACCATTGATAGCTGTAGTATGTACAGCAGCAGCCGCTGACTCAGTTAGTTGTAGCTGCCCCTCTAGTGAGGTATTACCAGATACTCGCACAGTGCCTAAGAAGCCAGCATTACCAGCAGCCGTTACTGTACTAAGAAGATTGGTTGCACCACCAACACTAAGTGTAGAGTTTAAGCTGACTGCCCCAGCTACAGTAAGAGTGCTATTAAGATCAACCGCACCTTCTAATGATGTTGCCCCTACAACTCTTACAGTGCCTCCAAGCACAGTATTACCAGAGACAGATACATCATCCTCAAACTCTGCCTTACCTGTTGTTATTAGTGTACCACCAATAGAAGTGTTACCAGCTATATTTACTGCACCAGATACTGACACTGCATCTTCAAAGATTGCTGCACCAGTCACCGTTACTGTTGAACCAAAGTGTGCTGCACCTCCTACTGACAATGTAGATGCTAATGATACAGCACCACCTATAGTTACTGTGCCACCTATGTTTACATTGCCTGATACGGATACATCATCTTTAAATGTACCAGCACCCACCACAGTAACCGTGCTTGCTAGATTTGTAGCACCACCAATGCTTACTGCACCGCCAATGCTAACTGCACCACTGACAGTTACTGTAGACTCAAACTTAACTGCATCACCAAAAGTTTTATTAGTAAGAGTATCAGTAGTAGATGTACCAACTATTGTTGCTGTGCTAACTGGTAGTGTAATAGTTAGATTGCCACTAAAAGAAGAGTGAGGTGGTGATCTTAGTTGAGCATAATGAGCATTACCAGACTCACAGTAAAATCTAATATATGCAGGATCAGAAGCACTTGTTCGTAGATCAATAGAGCCACCTGATACAGCTACTGCACCACCTATTGTAAGTCCACCTGATACTGATACAGCGTCTTTAAAAGTAGCTGCACCAACAGCAGTTACTGTAGACCCAAGCTGTGCGGCACCAACTACTGTAAGTGTCCCACCAACTAAAACATTATTTACAGATATGTTACCTTCTATTGATGTACTAATACCAGTAAGGTTTGAGCCATCTCCATAGTAGGCACTTGCACATACTCTTGCATTAGCTGCCTGAACATTGTTACCAGTTATTGTTACAGTACTCAGGAAGTTTGCTGCACCACCCACACTTAGGCTAGAAGCAAGACTTACTGCACCACCTACGGTAACTGTACCACCTAGTCTTGTATCACCGCTTACACTTACATCATCTTTAAATGTTGCAATACTACCAACTGTAAGTGTAGATGCCAGAGACGTAGCAGCCGCTACAGTTAGTGTTCCATTGATATTAGCATTGCCACTTACAGACACACCACTCTGAAATGTAGCTGCACCTACAACATTGAAGGGTCCACTAACAGATACACTACCACCAACATGTATAAATCCTGATACAGAAATATTTGTAGTAATACCAAGTTCAGCTTCTACGTTTGTAAGATTAGAACCATCACCATGAAACTGAGCAGCAGTTACATTACCCACTACATTTATGTTTCCACTTACAGATACATTGTCTCTAAACTTTGCAATGCCTCCTACACAAACAGACGTTGCTACATCTAGGCGACCACTGACTGATACATCATTTTTAAAATCTGTCTTAGAAGTAAATGTTCCTGCACCAGCCGCTGCAAATGTACCACCAACTGACACATTGTTTTTAAGTATAGCTGCATTTTCTACTGTAACTGTAGACTTAAATGTTGCAGCACCTACAGCCGTTACTGTGCCTTGAAGCTGTGCTGCTCCTGCTACTGTTGCTGTAGAACCAAAGTGTGCGGCCCCACCAACTGATACGGTGCTTTGTAGATGTGTAGCACCAGCAACTGTAGCAGTTCCAGCAACATGTAAGTTACCACCTACTGTAGCATTACTAACAGATATGTTACCACCAATTGTAGCTGTTACACCTGATAGATTAGAACCATCTCCATAGAAAGCACTGGCGCATACAGCATCATCTACATGAAGATTTGAATCTAAAGATACGTTACCAGTTACTCCCAGCGCACCAGTAATCTGCACTGCATTCGTTGCCAGCTTCAATGCAGTGTTTTCTCCATCACCAGTTTGTACAGCTTTAAGAGAAGTATTAACACCAGTGTTAGTTGCAGAGGAACTAACAAGTATTATCTTCTTATATGTATTTGATATTAGTTGTGTCGTTAAGTCTGTCATACTAGATTCCAATGTTTATCTGTTGATCCCCAAGCAGTAGAAGCTTGACTCCATTCAAGGTTTCTTCCGCCCAAATCTGGACGAGGATTAAGAATAGCTGGATTATCTCTTACATCAGGTACTTTATTCTGAGGGTGGTTCTTCAGATCGAACTGTCCTTCAAAGTCTTCTGGGCATACCAGCATCCCATAGCTATTCATTTGCATTACTCTATGTGGATATACAAACCCACATATGTCACACATAGCTAGAGCATTTTTATTACTAGCCACTATATATACCTTAGTCTAGGACGAAGATACATAGAAGCCCTTTCACGATCTTCCTCCATAGCTCTCATAAGAAGTTCTTCATAGTTTGCCTTCAACATCATAATCCTATTTTCAGGAACAAGAGGACGCTTCATTGCCATGTAATAGGCAAGACCGCAAGTCAAGCAAGGCAAAAATCTTTTAGGCAAGTCTGCATTTTGTATAGCAGATTTATTCACGTCTTGAAGTTCAGATACAAGCTCTATCTTCAAAATGTCTGTAGAGTTATCGGGTAGGGGCCATAGAGACAGCACTGGGTTATCACGACCTCTACGAATAGAGTATTGATTAGGACGACCCTTCTGTGTCTTATTAGGTATAAGAAGATACTCTTCAGGAGTTATACGTTCAAGCTGTAAATCTGTATCATCTCTATTTATAACAACTTCTAGAGCATCTACAGTAGAAGAAGATAGAGAATAGTTAGCTACACTTGCAGATACAGTTACATTAGAAACAGAAGTACTCCAGAGAAGCACACCTCTGTTCTGCCAATCTTTAAGCATAAGGTTGATAGAGCGACGTGCAGAAGCAGGTTCATGACCAAGAGTATCCTCACCCCCAATCATCTCTGTAGCTTCTTGTATAACCTCGTCTATATCAAGGTTAAAGTCATATGTTCCTGAAACTGCCATTATGCTTTAGCCCTTTTTCTAGTTG